CCGCAGATCATTCAAGCGGGCATTGAATTGTTTGTGTCGCTGATTCAGGCATTGCCGGAAATCATTACAACCGTTGTCGCGGCTATACCGCAAATAATCACTTCGCTTGTAACGGCTTTGGTTGGAAGTATACCGCAGATCGTACAAGCAGGCGTGCAACTGTTCGTTTCGCTGATAAAAAATCTTCCGACAATCATTGTTGAAATCGTGAAGGCCGTGCCGCAGATTGTAACGGGCATTGTGCAGGCATTTTCTAACCTACGCGGGGAGCTTATCAACGCGGGCGGCAATCTGCTTCGCGGGTTGTGGGAAGGTATCAGCGGGGCGGCGGGCTGGTTGTGGCAACAGGTGTCCGGCTGGGCTTCTAACCTTGTATCGAACATAAAGGGGTTTTTTGGCATTCACTCCCCTTCCACCGTATTTGCGGAAATCGGTTCGTATATGGGCGAAGGCGTAGGCGTGGGCTTTGGTGACAGCATGGGCGGCGTTTCTTCTGAAATGACCGCCGCAATGGGTGGCGCGGGGGAAATGACCGCCGCCGAAGCGGTGCGTTCGGTGAACGACGGCATTATATCCAACGTGGCCGCGCTGGACGGCGCGGTAACGGCCATTGTGCAACAGGTAGTAGCCGGAATGACGGCGCAGGCTGGACAATTCGGGCAAATAGGCGTAGATATGGCCGCCCGCATTTCCGAAGGCATAATAAACGGGCTGGGCAGTATAACGGGCAAGATGGCCGAAGTAATACAATCCGTTATTACGGCCTTCACCGCACAGCACGGAAGGCTGACAACGGAAGGCGTAGAAATGGACAAGGCCATAGCGTCCGGCATGGTGAACGGCATTCCGCAGATCACAGGCAAGGCCGCACAGATCGTTCAATCCATCATTACCGCCTTCACCGCACAGCATGGAAAGCTGACAACCGAGGGCGTGAACATGGACAAGGCCATAGCGTCTGGCATGGTGCAGGGTATACCGCAGATCACGGGCAAGGCCGCGCAGGTGGTTCAATCCATTATTACCGCCTTTACCGCACAGCATAGCAAGCTAACAACGGAAGGCGTGGACATGGACAAGGCCATAGCGTCCGGCATGGTGCAGGGTATACCGGAAATCACGGGCAAAATGTCGCAGATCGTTCAATCCATTGTCACAACATTAAACGGCTTCACGTCGCAGTTTACGGCGGCGGGGGAAAACATGGTGCGCGGCATTTGGCAGGGCTTTCAAAATATGTCCGGCTGGCTGGAAAGCAATGTGCGTTCTATGATGAGGCGTATTGTTGCCGCCGTGGAAGCAGAAATGCAGATCAATTCCCCGTCGAAGGTATTTGCAGGAATTGGCGCATACATGGCCGAAGGTTTAGGGCAAGGCTTTGCCCGCGAAATGCGGGACGTTGAAAAGACGATCCGCACGGCCACGGCTTCCAGCGTGCCGGAAGTGAAACAGCCTTCCGGCAGGGTGAACCGCAATGAGCGGGGCGGCGGCGTTCAGGTGGTGCAAAACATCTATGCCAATGAAACGAGCTATGCACAGCAACAGCGGGAGGCCGCAAAGCAATTCCGCATGATCGCGCGGGAGGTAATGGCGTAATGGCAAGGAAGATCGAAATACTGACATATACGAATGAGCGTGGGGAAAGCGTAGCCTTTTCCCACGCTTCCGTTTACCACACGAACAGCGTTAGCGGCCTTTCTGACGTTCGCAACGCAATTTACAGCATAAACAGCATGGGGCAGGACGGCGACACCTATTTAGGCAACCGCATAGAAAGCCGCGAAATTGAGATTGTGGGCAGTATCAAGGAGCGGAACAAGGATCAAATGCGGGAATACCGCCGCAGGCTGAACCGCGTTCTAAACCCGCAGTACGCCGCCACGCTGACATATCAGTACGGCGATTTTGTGCGGGTGATTGATTGCAAGGTTGACAACGCGCCCGTGTTCACGCGCAAGGCCATTTTTCAGGACTTCACAATACAGCTTCTTTGCCTTAATCCGTTTTGGAGGAAGGAGAGCAAGACGCGGGACGATATAGCAACGTGGATCGGCGGGCTGGAATTCCCCGTTGAGATCGTGCCGGGGTGGGAAATTGGGTATAGGCAACCTTCCTTGATCGTGAACGTGTATAACGACGGGGACGTGCAGGCCGGAATACGCGTGGAGTTCCGCGCGCTGGGCATGGTGACAAACCCCGCCCTTTTGAACGTGGACACGCAAGAATTCATCAAGCTAAATTACACGATGGAAGCAGGCGACACGCTGACCGTTTCCACGGGCTACGGGGAAAAAGAAGTAACCTTGAAGCACGGCGGCATTGTAACGGACGCGTTCCGCTATCTGGACGTGGACAGTTCATATTTGCAACTTTCTGTTGGGGATAACCTTTTCAGATATTCCGCAGAAGGAAACCTTGAAAATCTGGAAGTGTCCATATACCACGATGATCTATATTTGGGGGTGTGAGGCGTGGAGCTTTACATATATGACCGAAACATGATCCTTCAAGGGGTGATTGACGAAATTTCTTCCCTTATCTGGACGCGGCGGTATTGGGCGGCAGGGGAATTCAAGTTGCTTGTGCCGTTCACAGATCGGCACGTTGCCCTTCTGGTAAAAAACCGCCTGATTATGAAGCGCGGGGACACGGAGGCCGCAGAAATACGCTATGTGAACATAAGCAAGAATTCGCAGGGCCTTGAAGAAATCGAAGTGCAGGGCAAATTTATCACGCAATGGATCGGAAAACGCATTGTGCGCGATCAGATCACGGCAACGAGCGGGACGCAGGATATTCTATACCGGATCGTCCGTGAAAATATCATTTCCCCGCGGGTTGCCGCCCGCCGCATTCCGAATATTCTTCTTGACCCGCTGGACGTGGACACAGGAAGCGGCAGGATCAACTACACGTCCGAAGCCTTCATAAATGCGCTTCTGGCCGTGGAAACGGCGGCGAAAGCGGCAAAGCTGGGCTTCCGTTCCCGTTCTGATGTGCGCACGGGCAAGCACTATTTCAGCGTCTACGCTGGCCGCAACCTGACCGCGGATCAGACGGAAAACCCGCCTTGTATCTTTTCGCAGGAATTCGACAACATCACAGAGCAGGAATACACAAACAGCGTTGAAAACCTGAAAACAACCGCCTATGTAGGCGGCGAAGAGGTAGAACCGCGGGTTGTGGCCGAAGTAGGCGGCGGCGCGTCCGGCCTTGACCGTGAAGAAATCTTTGTGAATGCAACGGACATTACGAAGGTTTACACGGACAGCGCGCAAACGGAGATCACGCGCACGGACGCGGAATATTTGGCGTGCCTCTTGGAGCGGGGCGCGTCGGAGCTGGAACAATACGCCGAAACATTGAGCTTTTCCAGCAAGATCAACACGCACGCAAACCTGAAATACCGCGAAGATTACGACTTAGGCGACAGGGTGACGTGCGTAAATAAACGCTGGGGTATCAAGATCAACGTTCGTATTACCGAAGTGTCCGAAACATACCAACAGAACATTGAGGAAATCGACATTACTTTTGGTGAGAGCTTGCCCGCCCTGCTTACACAGATACGGCAAATTGCAAAGTAAAGGGGTGAAAACATGGAAAAATCAAGTTTTTTCAATTCCGTTTCCCATGATCGCGTATACCGCGCGGAGGAATGGGCCGAATACTTCGCTTCATTCATCGGCAACGGCGTGTTCCCCGTTCCGTCCAACAATCTTCAAGTGGTGGCGGGTTCGGGAATGGTTGTGACCGTGAAGGCGGGCAAGGCGTGGATCAACGGCTATTTCTATCACAATACGGGCGATCTTTCCCTTACGCTTCCGGTTGCGGACGGCGTGTTGAACCGGATTGACCGAATTGTTGTGCGCTGGGACTTGACGGAACGGTTAATTTCCGTTGTGGTGAAGTCTTCCGTGCCGTCCGCGTCGCCCACGCCGCCCGCATTGCAGAGGGACGCGGACGCATACGAATTGTGCCTTGCGGACATTACCACGGGCGCAGGCGTTACGGCCATATCACAGGCCGTCATAACGGATCGCCGCCTTGATCCTTCCCTTTGCGGCGTGGTGGCGGGCGTGGTGGATCAGATAGACACCGCCGCGTTTAATGCACAGCTTCAAGCGTGGTTCACGGACTACAAGGCGCAGAGCCTTCAAGAGTTCAACGATCTTGTGTCCTATATGGAAAGTTTGGAGCTTTTGGGGGATCAGCAATATAACGCCCTGCAAGCCTACATGAACGCGTTTAAGCTGGAAGCGGAAAACGACTTCAACGCATGGTTCGCTTCGGTGAAGAACGTGCTTGACGAAGACACAGCAGGCCATTTGGTGAACATGATACAGAGCAACACCGCGCGAATTGAGTTGATCGAAGCCGTGCTTTTCAATGACATTACGGCAAACCCGTTCTTAATCCTCTTTGAAGACCTGAACGGGATTGTATCAACGGGCGTATGGAACGCGGCGTTGCGCCGGATCGAATGTTGACGCGGTGCGCTTGCACGGGCGCGGAATTATCGTGCATAATCGGCAACATCTTCACAGAGCTTCGCCCGCCGTGCGAGGCGTGCGGCGGTTCGGCGGCGGTGGTGCTTTGCGGCATTACGCCTTCCGGCCACGCGGCCACGCTGACAATCACGGCGGCGGGCTTCGATTTTGAGGGGTGCGCCGAAGATACCGCGCTTTTAGAGCGGATCAGGAAAGGACGGTGCTTAAATGCAGGGGCAGGAGCGGGAACGCAAAGAGCCTTCCGAATTCAACGTGATTGTGAAGGCGAAAGACCTTGTAAAGCACACCTTCACGATCACAAACAGCACGGAGCGTTACCCGAAGAAATACCGCTTTACGCTGGTGAACCGCATTCAGGATAAAGCGGTTGACATTTACGAAATGACGCTTGAAGCGAACGAATTAGATTTGCGGCAAGCGGACGAATTCAGACAACGGCAGAGGCTTCAAGCGAAAGCAATGACTTATTGCAAGGAGCTTCTATTTTTTATTGAGCTTTCGCAGGAAATGGGCTTTATTTCAATGAAAAGTTGCAACTTCTGGTCGAAACTGGTTCTTGATGTAAAGTACATGGTGGCCGCGTGGAAGAAGCGGGACAAAACGAGAGCTTAGAAAACCGTTCGGGGAACACTTTGTAGGTTCTTCTTTTCATTTTGCACGCCCCGCCGCCGAATTCCGGCAATTCGTACAACGTGCGCAATGTCAATTCTTCGGGCGCGCTGAACAACAACAACGCGTACAACGGCAACAGGGGCGTGCGCCCGCTTCGGTGGATCATTCGACAGAGTAGGCCGCAGGCCGAAAACACAATACCACCATCAAAGGAAAGTGTTTCCCTTCCCTGCTATCCACAGCAGGGATAAATACAAGATTGCCGATACCGGAGCATAGCCGCAAGGCTTGGCCGAGGTTATACACGGCAAGGAGCTTTTTATAAATGACGGACTTTGAAAAAGTATGGAATTTTGAAAATCTATACCGCGCATACCGGAAGGCACGGCGCGGCAAACGCTGGAAGGGAGCGGCGGCGAAGTTTGAAGTAAACTTGCTGGAAGCCTTGCACCTTTTGAGCGTGCAGTTACGGGCGAAAACTTACCGCCTTTCCCCATACAACACGTTCAAGGTGTATGAGCCGAAAGAACGCATTGTAATGTCGAACAGCTACAAAGACAAGGTTGTGCAACACGACCGTTCACCGCTGGTTTGCGGCGAAGGCGTGTCCCGGCGATTATCTGTATAACCTTCACGGGCAGATTGCCGCAGAGGTAAATAAGCGGTTAGGCGCGCCGGAGGAAACGCCCGCCCCCGCCCCGGAGCCGAAGACGCTTTACCGCGTCCAGATCGGCGCGTACAGCGTCAAGGCCAATGCCGAAGCCTGCTTGCAGAAGGCAAAGGCCGCGGGCTTCGCGGACGCGTTCATAGTGGAGGAAAGCAAGGGGCAGGCCGCCGCGCCCGCCCCCGCCCCGCAGATTACCGCGGGAAGCACCGTGCGAGTGAAGGAGGGCGCGAAAACCTACACGGGCGGCGGGCTTGCCTCTTTCGTCTATGGCCGCGATCATACCGTGAAAGAAATTTCCGGCGATCGGGCCGTTATCACCTTCGGCGGCGTGGTGGTGGCCGCCGTCAAGCTGGACGATCTTACGCTTGTATGAGCGTATGCGGATAAATAAAAGAAAGTGAGGAAACGAAAACATGAACAACGCAATTATTCTTCTGGTGGTGCTGGCCGCGGTGCTGGCAGTATTCGGCGGGCTGGCCGTGGTGATCCCGCGGCTGGTTCAGAAGGGGATCAACCTTTCCGGCGTGCTGGCAGGCACGGGGACGGTGCTTGATACCGCGGATTGTGTGGTTGACACCTTAAAGACCTTCCTTCCCGGCAATGAGGCAATCGCCCTGATTGACCGCGTGATCGGGTGGGCGCAGAAGGGGGCAGAGGCCGCGGAACAGCTTTATAAAACAAGCAAGATCGAAGAGGCACAGCGGAAGGACGAAGCGACGCGGCTTGTATATGAGTTTATCACCGCGGCGGGGGTGGAGCTTGACGGCGACATGAAGAAAATTGTTGATGGCGCGATCGAAGCCGCCGTTTTTGCCCTTCCGAAGACGCACACGGAACAGCGTACATAAAGCCCGCGCCCCCGCTTGCCGTTCACTTCGGCGGCGGGGGCCTATTCTTTAAGGGAGGTTGCACACAATGAGCGAAAAGCAGACCACAGCGAAGAAGAAGCCGGGCCGGAGGCCGAAGGCAGACAAGACCGCCGCGCCCGTCGAGCGGGACAAGGTGGAAGAGCGGCAGGCCGCCGCCACGCCCGCCGCAGGCGCGGAAACGGGAAACGCCCCCGCCCCCGAAACGGGCAACGCTTCGGAGCCTTCCCCGTCCGCAGGCGGCGGCAGTAACGAAACCGCCGAAGCAGATAACAGAAGCGGCGGGGACGCTGGCGAAAGCTGCGAAAATCCGGAGCAAGCCGCCCATGCGCCGGATCAAAACGGCGATATTCCGGAACAGGGCGAAGCAGGCGCGCCGCAGGCCGCCCCCGAAGCTGGCGGCGGTGGAGCCGCGGAAGAGGAAAGGCCCCCCGCCGCGCAGGAGGGCGAAGAGGCACAGGGCGGCGATCCGAAGCAGGCCGCGTCCGCCGCGGAAGGCTGGGCGGTTGCCCGTGTCCTGAAAATCACAAAGCTGCTTATGAAGGGCGAAGACGTGAAGGCCCTGCAAGCCGCCTTGATCGCCCGCGGGTATCATTGCGGCGCGTCCGGCGCAAGTGGCGTATATGAGCGCAACACGGCCTATGCCGTGCGGTGCTTTCAGGCCGCAAGCCGCCTCATTGTAGACGGCAGGGCCGGACGCTTCACCGTGGCCGCGCTGGGCGGCACGTGGAACGGGTAACGCCCGCCCCTGATTACTGAACGCATAGAGAAGCCCCCGTGCTGGCCGTTATCGGCTGGCACGGGGGCTTTTTTCGTTTGTGTGCGGGGTTATCCTTCTGTTGGGAAAAGTGCTACATAAACAGTGTACTTGTCTTTTTCGCTATCGTAGTCAATGCGATCAATGAAGGCTTTTGCGCCTGCTTCAAGCAGTGCTTCGGCTGATTTTGGGAAATAGCCTATATCCCCGCCGATAGTGGCTAAATACTTGCCCTTCGTGTAATCGAATTCATATTCTACGCCGTCGCCCTTTTCGTATATTGATAGGCTGGATAACATATCGTCGCTAACGCGCCCGGAAAGTCGGAAGACCTTTGCTTTTTTGTTGTCCTGCAAAAGTGTTTTACCTTCCGTCGCGGGCTTTTTTGTTTTCACATAAAAACCCAAAAGCATTTGAAGGCTTCCAGAGCCAAGGCGCGTAATAATGCCTATCGCGTCGCCCCCACGGGCGCGGAAGTCGTGATACATGGCTTGAAGCTGGTTTGCTGGAAGATAGCCGCGCTTGATACCATCATAGAAAATTGCAACGGCTTTCGGGTCGTGTTCGTTGTCGGGTTCTGGTACAAAGTCAATCATTTTTCCGATCGAAAGCCCGTCACATTCATAATGTGCGCTTCCGGCTATGTTGACTTCGGAATACTTATACTTCAACTCATATCCGGAAACCGCGGGGAGAACTGGCACGGCGGGGGTTGCCGCGGGCGGGGCTTCCGGTTGCTTCGGCGCAGGCGGGGCAATGGTAGCCGCGGGGATATTCGGCCTTGCTGGTTCAGGCGGCGCGACGGGAGCGGAATTTGACAAAGGCGAGCTTTCTGGATTCATTGCGGGCGGCGTTTTCTTCTTCCGCAATCCGAAAAAGATCAGCACAGCGGCAAGCGCAAGGCCGCAAACGCCGGAAGCTATGTCGCCTTCGGCAAAAAGGATTATTGCCGCGGCCAGACAGAGAGGCGAACAGGACAGAAGAACAATTCGGATCAGTTTGCTTTTTTTCATAGTTTGAATAGCCCCTTTCATATTTTGGCAACAGGCCGGAACGCGGTTTGTGTTCTGACCTTTAACACGATTATACCGCAAAAATGCGCTAAAGTAAAGAATAGCGCTGATGATTAACACAGAAAGGGGCGAAGGCAGGTGAAAATATACGATTATCACGGGAAGAAGAATGTTTCAGGGGACAGAATACGGGAAGCACGGCTAAAGCGGCGGCTTACGCAAGAAGACCTTGCGGCAAAGTTGCAGATCGAAGGTGTGATTATGGAGCGGGACAGCGTTTCAAGAATGGAGATCGGCACGCGATTTGTGACCGATTATGAATTGATGGTGCTTTCAAAGGTGCTGGGCGTGTCTATGCAATGGCTTGTCGGGTTGGAAGAATGAAAAAGCGGCGGGAAATCCCGCCGTTTCTGCATTTTTTCGCATTTATTTTTCTGAAAGCTATTGACAAACTACACCTATAGGTGTATAATATAATCACAGGCAAGGGGAAGCCGAGTAATGAAGGAAGGAGGAAACACCCGGAAGAAAGGGGGTGTACCAATGAGCGAAGAGCAGATAAAAAAACTGCTTGAAGTTTTTGAGAAGGCTTTACAGAGTGAAGCGGTGGAACGAATCACAATTACCATAAAGCCTAATCAAAAACCCAAACAGTAAATAGGCTGGGCGGTGGGCTTCCCCACCTACCGCCCCTTTATTATAACCGATAAAACGCGAAAATGTCAAGGGGGCGGCGCGAAATGACGATTGACGTTAAAGTGACCTACAAAAACGATAGATTGAAGACGCTTCGGCGGGCCGCAGGAATTTCACAAACACAGCTTGCGGCGGCGGCGGGGTTAAATGCTCGCATGGTGCAGTATTACGAACAGGGCGTGAAGGACTTAAACGCGGCGAAACTGCAAACCCTTTTGAAGTTGTGCAACGCCCTGAATTGCACATTGTCCGATCTAATCACCGATCCGGACGTGTTGGAGCTTTTAACGGTGTACGAAGGGAGAACAAAAAATGACCCGCTTTGAATCTGGGGAAAAATACGGATTGATATATTTAGCTTATCCGCGCGCAGGGACTGTTGCCGGATATGTTGAAATTATATCAGTTGAAAGAAAGCCGGAAGAAGAAGTAATTTTCAAGAATACTTCAATAAGGGACTGCTTTATAGCAGAGGTAGGAACAATAACATTTGTCGTTTATAGCGACACCACAAACACGAAGAAAAAGAAAGCCGTGGTATTTTGTTCACGAAATAGCGAAAGCTATGCGGAAGAATTTTCCGGAGGCGTGCGGGAATACGAATGGTTTTCACCAACAAAAAGAAGCTATTACCCTATTAGTTCAAGGGAAGGGAAGATTGAGTAAAAGGCGCAGGGGGCGGGAAACCGCCCCCGTTTTTCTGTTTTATGGAGGTTTACAAGATGGGACACTATTTCAGCCATTTAACAAAAACAGACCGCTACAAGCTGGAAGCCGCATTGCTGGCCGGGGAAAAGCCGCAGGTGATCGCGGATAGATTGCACGTACACGTTAGCACCATTTATCGGGAAAAGAAGCGCGCCCGCATGGTGCAGTTGACAACCGATCTTGTAGAAGTGGATCGCTACAATCCGGACGAAGCACACAGGCGTTACCGCGAAAACCTATCAAAGAAGGGCGCAGACCTGAAAATAGGGAACGATCGCGCCCTTGCGGACTATCTGGAAAAGAAGGTAGTGGAAGAAGGGTATTCCCCCGCCGCCGCTCTTGCGTCGATTGAGATTGAAGGCAAAGAATTTTCAACTTCTATTTGTGTAGGCACATTCTACAACTACATAACAAAGGGCGTATTCCTTCGCTTGACAAACGCGGACTTGCCGGAGAAGCCGAAGCGCAAGCGGCCATATCGCACGGTTAAAACCGTGAAGCGCGCCCCGAAGGGCGAAAGCATAGAGAAACGCCCCGCCGAAGTGGACGCGCGGGAAGACGTGGGACATTGGGAAATGGACACCGTATATTCAAAAAAGAAGAGTTCAAAGAAAACTCTTCTTGTGCTGACCGAACGGAAAAGCCGTCTTCCCATTATGGAGCTAATGCCGGATCGGACGGCTGAAAGCGTGGTTGCCGCCCTTGACCGCATAGAAAGGCGTTTCGGTTCGCGCCTCTTCCGGTTGATCTTCCGCACGATCACCGTTGACAACGGCGGGGAATTTGCGGACGTGGAACGGCTGGAACGTTCCGTGCTGACAAAGGGCAAGCGCACGAAGGTTTACTATTGTCACCCATACAGCAGTTACGAGCGGGGAAGCAATGAAAACGAAAACAAAATAATACGGCGGCACTTCCCGAAAGGAACGGACTTCGGGAAAGTGACCGCCGCAGAAGTAAAGCGCGCGGAAAGCTGGATTGCCAACTATCCACGTAAAATTTTAGGTTGGAAAACGTCTGAAATGCTCTTCCGTGAAGCCGTCGCCGCCCTCTGAAAAAAATATTTCAAATTTTTTCGCATTTACTCTTGACATTTCCGAAAAAGGCACAGGTTTTCAGCCTGGGCCTTTTTTGATGGGCTGGACGCCTTAGCAGACGCTCCCTCATATTATATTCATATAGCTCTGTTGCGCTATTCACTTTCAAATTCAGTTGCGAAATCTTTTCGAAATTAGCTGCAAAGTCGTTTCGTATTCACTATAGTGCCAACTATGTTGGCCAATCAAATCATTAGTCAATTGGTTCTGTCTCAGGACGCGTCTTTTCCGGCAGGACATTATCTTCGGGTCTCGTTGCGTATTTTTCTTCTAAATCCTCGTTTTCCGGAACGCGTATGATTCCCCGGTATTTCTCTTTTTTAAAAAACCAGCATTTTATATCCACATTCCGGCCCGTATAGTTACCATTTGTCCAGGCATCCAACCCATACTCCACGATAAGAGGTTCGGTGAATTCCATATTTCCTTTTGAACGTACTTCCAGGTCCCTCCTGTTTTCATCCTGATGTAAGGTCCACGCAGGGAATGAAGGAAGGTTTCGCTTTAACTCTTCGATAAACTTTTTCCGCGACAGCGGCGATTTACCGGGAACATTTCTGCCATACCAGGATTTGTATAGGTCGTACAGGAACGTGTACGGCACCAAATCCCACACGAGCACACCCATGACCTCATTCATGAATTGAAGCACCGGGTCGTTCATCTCTTTGGACTTGTCCAGCTCGCACTTACACGACTCCGGCTCTGGAAGCTGGTCATAATCCATGTTCAGGACCTTGAACAAAACGTACTGTAAAACTTCTTTCCTATGCACATAGTCAGCCTTGATGTACCTGCGTTCCTCGCCGGTGAAACATTTCGTCATAGGTACGCATAGCTGCCGCCGGTTCAGTGAATCCGATTTATCCCGATAGTTGGGATAGTCGTTCAAACACTGTAACATGAATCCCCGGAACCGGAATGTGATAGGGGGCTTGTACTTGCGGTTGAGCTGAATCTGGTCGCCCGTGATGATTGCTTTCAGATTCCCAACGGAGTCGACATACGTTCCCACATCGTTTTCGTCAGTCAAAATGGCGTTGACGTGGGTGAGCGGCTCCAGCATGAAATCTTTACCGAAGTTGGTGATAGGGATGTTGGCGTAGTTACCCTTTCCCAGCAGGCTGCGCAGCAATTCGCAAAGTGTGCCCTTGCCGTTGTTGCCCTTGGGGGAAATGAGAAATACCGCCTTATCCCACGGCACCAAATACCGTACCATGGCGCCGGTAATCTTCCACAACAGCTCCGTCATTTCCGCTTTGTCGGGAAGATGGTCCACCAGCGATTCCATCCAGGACACCACATCCCACTTTGTGCCGTCCGGATTGATAATGACGGGATTTGCCGCAATCGGGTTGTAATCCGTCCCGCATTTGGATGTAAATACATATTCCGGGCTGAAAGGGATTAGCCGCTTCTTTTTGTAATCAAAAATGCCGTTGTTTACCGGAATCAAATTCGGGTCGAGAAGCCGGCTGGCTATCGGCGCGGTATCCATCAAAACCGCCTTGATTTCGCTGATATCGCTCTTGCGCAGGGAACTGTTATAGCGCCGGCAAAGCGCGTTGATGGCGTCTTCATCAATGTTGTAGATACCACGGTTTGGGCCATCCCTTTCGTAGATGCCAAGAACATAACTTTTCTCGTCATCCTCGTTATTAAGCTGAATCCGTTTGACATGATTCAGTTTTATGCAGCAAGCAGCAATCCGTGGGGGGTCAAGTGCGTCTAAAAATTTCCACTTTTCATCCTTTTCCCCTTTAGGAAGATTGTTGTTTCTGGTTCTAATTGCCGAATTTATATCCTCTACGGCTCCCCCCGCGACCTCCTCGGGAGTTAGAGAAGCGTTCTTCTTTTTCAGTTCCCGCAAGTAATCAAGTAATATGTACTGCAAAAACTGGTCGCGAGTGCGCAGCGACGTTAAGATTGTTCCAGTGGCTGCAGCATTCTGAACATCTGACGTGCTGCCATCAACGGCATTTTCAAGGTCAGGGTGAGGCTTCGGCTCCTTTCTTTCCTGGGCCTCTGGTTCCGCCCCCCACTGTGTCAAGTTGGTGCCCACTGGGAGGTCTGATTGGAATTCTGGGTGCACAAAATCACACTCCTTTAAAATATTTGGTTGTATTTCCATGGGAGGAAATTCCGACCATTTTTATTCGTGCTCTGTTGTTTTATAGGCATCCTCTCCTTGCGTTTTTGCCATATCTCGGGCTCTGATGTAATTATACCATACCGAAATCGGGAAAATCAAGGGTGCCAAACTGTCCCAATCGAGGAAAAGCCGCGTCACCATTGCAAAGTCTCACGAAAAAATTTTTTTGCGATTCGTCTTGCCAATGATTGGTTTTTGACTAAGCGTATTTTCAATCATAACCTTATCGAAGTACCGCGCACAAGCCGGAAGCCCTTGCCCTTAAAACCGAAACGATTGGCAGCTTTATCGTTTCGGCTGTGGCGGCTGTGCCGCTTCAGGGCACCCTAAGAACAGTCCGGGGGACTGTTCTTAGGGCAAGCGTAGCGCAGTAAAAGCCTCGGAGCGAAGCGGAGAGGTTGCCCGCCATTGGCGGGCAACGGCGTCGGCTATGCCGACCGTCACCCCGCAGGGGTGGCGTCGCCGCTTTTATGCCCTTTTCCCTTTTTGGTCTTCTCGCGGGCCATAAGGCCCCGGAAGGCCAAGTTGGCCCATGAATAGCGGCATTTCGGGCGGTGACAAGCTGCAAAATTTGGCCAAAATTTTGTCATCCGCTGTCACCGTTGTCATCGGCGCCGCGAAAATTCCTCGTTTCATGGGCCTTCTGTGTCCTGTGTTGTCACCGAGAAATTTGAAAAAAAACGCGCCGGTGATAAGTCAAAAAATTGGGAGCAATCGCCCCGGCATTGCGACGGATAGTCGTGAGGGACCCTCGTCCCGTTCGCAGCCTCGGGCAGTTTGCAAAACTGCAAAGCAGGCGGAGGCGTGCTGCGGGGTTGCAGGCGAGCAGCTTTGGATAGTTTGCTGATGGGCTGAGAACCTTGACGCGAGTTCCCACCCCTGGCTGTCGCTGGAATGGGGCCGCTGGCCCCCTATAAAAAAGAGAGGGCTCCCGGATGGGAGTCCTCTTAACATTCGTAAGCAGGCTTCAGCTTGGGCATTGGCGGGCAGGACAGAGGCAGGGATGACAACCGTGCGACCATGGTGCGACAGGTTGTGGGCCATGGAAGCATATTGCCAGAAAAGGAAAGCTGGAAGTTTGTCGCACTGTCTCACCTATTTTTGAAAACTTTTAAGTAAACAGAAATAGGCAGCATACAGAAGACAGAAAAAGTTTTTTGGCGGGGTGCGACGATGCGACAATGCGACAGCCAATCCGCATATCATGGCTCTGCTGTTATCATCCTCCCCCTTTGTCCAAAGCCCGCATTGGGGGGCTGCCTCGGCGCTGGCCCATTCGTGGGCCTTTTCGGGGCCAATTTTGGGCCAAAAGTACCCGTGGCCCATTCGTGGGCCTTTTAGGGGTCATTTTTGGCCCTTTTAGGGGCCAATTTTGGGCTGAAAGTACCCGTGGGCCTTTTAGGGGCCGTTTTTGGCCCATTTCGGGGCCAATTTTGGGTCGAAAGTACCCGTGGCCCATTTCGGGTCCACTTTTGGGCCCAAAAAAGAAGCAGCCCCAGCCAGGTTCTGGCCGGGACTGCTCTGCGTGTTAGCTTTGAATCAGGAACCTGTTGGCCTGGTAGCTGCCCTCCTTGGAGACCGCTGCCTCCCCGTCCAGGCTGTCCAGGTACTGCGCCCCGCCTTTGGACTTGGAAATGAAGATATGCAGCCGGGTCTGGGTGAAGCCCTGGGGACTGTAGTCCGCGTAATCCTGGCTGAGTACCAGCAGGATGCCCAGCTCTTCCGCCTTGCGCTTTGCCAGTTCTACCAGCGCCTGTGCCGCCTGTGTTTTGGCCTCCGGCCCTAGGCCGCTGATATATGGCCGTTCCAGGAATAGGGTCATCTGCTCGCGCTCCTGCTGGCCGGTTCCCCCAGCCTCCAGGTCCACAAAGGTCAGGCTGCCGCCCCCGGCGCTGGTCCTGCGGCACTTGGTCAGCCGCAGGAATGCCCGGCCCACGATACGTCCGTCCAGGCGGGCATACAGCACCTTCTTATTGCTGTCAAAGGCCGAGAGCAGGCACTTTCTGTACATACCGTCCAAGTAGGACAGGCAGGTCCGCTGGGGCTGGCAGCCCAGGAGCATGGTGTCAAAGAAGCCGTCATGCTCCCCGGCCTCCATGCCGCCAACCGTCACAGCAAGATTCTCCGGCCACTGGCTCTTAACCCGGCTGGGGATATTCATGTCCAGCTCCCGCCGCAGGTCGCCCTCATGGTACTTCACTTCCCGCAGGCGGCCCATCAGCTCGGCCTTTACCACCCGCAGGTACGCTTCCTGGTGGGCTTCGTCCAAGCAGCGCATATACGCGCTGGCAATAGCCGCACCGTCCTGACTCAAGAATCCGGCAATACTTTCTCTGTGCTGTTCTATGAAATCAGCAGTCAGGCCCATGGTCTGGGCCAATGAGCGCCAGTCACCGTCTACCTCCATAAGACGCGCCTTGAACCCGTCCATAGTCTGAAACTGCCCCAGGGCATCCAGGCTGCGCAGGGCAAGCAGGACGTCGCTGCGGCTCTCCATGCCCGGCAGCAGATGCCGAACGCCGTCCAAGTGGACCAGCAGCCGCGCCGTGTCCGCCGGGGACAGGCCGTCAATATGGCTGAACAGTTCCTGCCTCCACACGCTTAGCGGCTTTTGGTCCAGCAGGGCGGCGAGAGCGTCTATTGAACCGGCGGCAATATCTCTAAGCGCCTCCCGCTTGCACACTTCCTTGAACACCCGCAGCCTATAGTCCTGGCTTTCCGATTTCAAGGCGTGATAAAAGTCCAAATAAGGCTTCCGGACGCCGTACAGCGCCCGCAGCTCGGGGAATGTGTAACGCCTGCCGGGGACAAGGTGCTGGATATCCAGCTTTGCCCTGCGCATCCAGGCACAGCAGGCCAGGTCTTTGGCAGAAAGTTGGTTGAGGTTGAAGTGCTCCCGGTAGAGCTGCCCTTGCAGTAGGAAGGAGTAAGCGGGCAGGTCAAGGAACGCCCCCGGGTTCCCATCTACCAGACGGATGAAATGAGCCTTGCCGTTGGCCATGGCGTAGAGCAGGACGTCCTCCAGGTGCTGGGGGAGGGCGGCGAGGTCCAGGTTCTTGAACTTTACGCCGGAAATCAGATTGACATAGCCGCTGTAGCTGCAAAGGGCCTTTTCCCAATCCATATCCCCATGCAGGGCCGTGCGCCGGACCATCTGGCCCAGGGCGTTCAGAGAGCAGCCGTCGTGCTGCCAATGGTCCAGAAACCGGGCGGCGGCAGCGGGAAGCAGCTTGTCCGTCAGGCGGGCCAACAGGCGGATGTGCTCCCCCGGAGCCTCCGCAAAGCGGGCATACTCCGGCATACCCAGGTTTTCTTTAATTTGCAGGTTGTGCAGAAGCCAGGGTATCTTCCGCAGGTCCGGGCAGCGTTCCAGCAGCTCCCACACCTCGCGAAACGGCGAACTGCGGAACAGGGTGCTGCCAGGCACGTAAGGCTCCAAAAGCTGGTCCTGCTGCTGGCGGGTAAGCTTCACGGGCACATCCCGGCATTGGCGCAGGCTGTTAATGACCGTGTCGCGCTGTTTATAGGGCAGCACCATGGAGGCAAAGTTTTCCAGGTAGACCAGCCGGGCGTTGGGTTCCAGGCCGTCATATACCAGACACTCTACCAGTTCTTTCAGGCCATAGCGGGTAACAGCAACTCCGTGTTCCTGGCAGGAGGCCAGCAGGCTGTCCAAGCGGTCAAGTTGCCCCTGCTCCAGCAGCGGCAGAAGCCGCGCCAGATACCGGGCAAAGCCCTGCCTTTGAATCAGTTCCCGCTGTATGTGCGGGCCCATGGCCGCGTCCCCGGGGAGTTCCCGCGCCACGCGGCCGCAGGCTTCCTCCAGCTGGGGAAGGCCATACTCTTTCAGCCAGTCCAGCGATAAGTGACGTTCGTTTAAGTCCAAAATGGCGGCGGCCCGCTCTTTTATCCGTTTCCCCAGGTCAGCAGGCCGGACACATTGCGCTGTCATTGTCATGCTCAAAATCCTCCTTTAATTTTTGAATCTGCTCCTGTACATCCGGCCACTCTATGGCATTGTTTTTCAAAAGCAGGGCGTAGACAGCCAGCAGGGCGGTCAGTTCCTCATGTTCCAGCTGGCCAGCAGCCAGCCGGCTGGGAAGCCCCTCGCGGGCGATGCGGCAGGCCAGAGATTGCTTACTGTGGTAGTTGCGGTAGCTCTCCAGAAATTTGAGAACGCCCTGCCAGTTTTCCGCGCTGGTATACCTATCCCGCATAGCTTGCAGTTCTTCCCGCTTTTTCCGCTCCTCTGCCTCCTGCTTCCTGGCGGCGATTGCAGCGCGGTCAGCCTGCTGTTCTTGCTCTGTCAGATACCGTGATTTGAGTTCCCGGACAACATAATCTGGGACCTGTACCCGGCTGATTGCCAGGTCGAATAGTTCCCGCTGTTCCGCCGGGGAGAGCAGCTCCGGCGCGAACCCGTCCCGCAGGATTTCCGACACAAGGCCGGCGTATTTTTCCGGCTCGTAGCAGAAGCAGTAGTCCTGCAGCCAGTCCAGCAGCTGCCGGTGGCCGTCTATGTCCAGAAAATCACGCTTCAGGTGCAGGGACTCCGAGCGGGAGTAATAGCTATAGTTAGGACGATATAGACTTTCCTTAAAATCCCTGTGCTCCCAGTTCCAGAAGCGCTTCAAGCCGGGCATACCGTACTCGGAGAAGAATTTCTCATAGAACCGGTATGCCTGCGCGGTGGATATGCCTTTCAGGTATCGCCGGATATTGCCCATAGCGTCCGGGCTTTTGACATTCCCCTCGCTGTCCAGGCTTTCCTGGAAGCAGGCCCATAGGTCAACGAGGCCGTTGTTCACCAGCAGGGAAAAACAGGAACTGTACGCTTCTCCGGTACAGGCGGTTTTGTAATCGCCGCCGGTGAGCTGGTCGTAGCGCGTTATCCGGGCTGTTAAGTCCTCCGGAGAAAGACCGCTGTGCAGGTCCCGCTCAAAAAGGCCCTTGTATTTGTCCTGGTCCATAGAACCTGCCAGGGAATCCCACTTGGAGTCCAGGATGTCGAAGCCGTCCAGGGCCGGGTGCCCTATCCCCGCCAATTTTGTGAACCAGGCGAAAGTGGCAGGCTCCTGGATTCGCGCCCCCTCTTTGAGAGCGTCTGCAAGGGTCCCGCAGCCATAGCACTTGATGCGGAACCGGCTGTACTTACGAAAGAGCCATTCAAGGGCCGGGTACACTTCCTCCGGGAGAGGGACAGGCTGGCCCAGAGCCGTCTGGAACAGCCCCACCACGATTTTCTCCGTCACCAGGGAGTCAGGGCCCAGCTTGCTCTCTGGGGCCAGCGCCGCCTGCATATTCAGGCAGGCGATTTCCAGGGGCGTGTAGCCGTGGGATTCCAGCACAATATAAGGCTTGCTCCCCGGCTTGACATTCGAGGCGGGCAGGGCACATATGGCCCGGAACAGGGCCGTGTCCTTGCCCCGCAGGGTCTTGACGTGGGGTGCGGCATGGGCAATCAGCCAGGCGAACAGGCGCATATTGCCTATGGCGGGCACAGTGCGTCCGCTCCCCAGCAAAACGGACAGCTGAGGGCGTAAGGCGCGCTCGGCCTGGGCGAAGTCCGGCAGGACGCTCATGGCGAAGAGCAGTTCCTCGGTCTTGGCGCACTGTGTACCCAGTAAAATCCTCTCCCAAAGGCCGGCGTCCTTTTCGTCCTCCAGCAGATAGCGGGCGGCGGTCAGGTAGATATCGCCCCGGAACCCCTCCCGCACTTTCCGCATGAAGTCCACCCGCTGGGGGCCGACGAACATTTCATCTGTCAGCAGGCCTTTCACATAGCCAAGGGCCAGGGCAATAGCCCGCAGGTCGGGGAGGGCCATGCCAAAGCGGGATTCGTAGCGTTCCAGCAGCTCGCCCAGGTAGAGGAAGCCGTACTTGTCCTGGAGGTCGCTGGCATTGGCGGTATTATCGTAAAACAGGCAGCGCTCTTTTACAAACTCCCTCTGGGCGTGGCTGGCCCCGGCTGTTTCCAGCACAAAGGCGATAATATCATTGAGCAGGCTGGTGTTGACCTCTCCCTCATAAATTTTCAGTTGCGTCATTCTGTCCTCCTTGTTGCAGCCGCAAACGCAGCCAGTCGTTATAGTCTTTCCCCTGCGGGGGCGGCAGGTCGTAGAGCGCGTACCGGCCCCGCAGACAGTCCATGATACATTCCGCAGCCCTGCGCCCTGGGGGGTCGTTGTCCAGGTGCAGGCCGATTTTCCGGATGCCTCTCTCGTCATGCAGAAACTGCCCGAGAGCGGGGGGCAGGCCGTTTCCCGATACCCCGCCCAAAGACAGCAGGTGGTCCCGCCGCCAGAATCTTCCGTCCAGCGTTTCCAGGGCGGCATAGGACAGCAGGTCGACGGCCCCCTCAAACACATGGAGCGCCGCGCTGTCCGCGGCCCGGACGCGGAACGCGAACCGCTTGTCGCTGCCCCTGGCCTCGCCCTTAAAGCTGGAGTTCACCCCTCTTAGGGCGGCATACCGGGGCTGCCCCCGGGCGTCAAAGCCTACGAACACGGCGTTGTGATAGGGCAGGCTCTCATAGAGCAGGCCAGTCCGCAGGCAGTAGTCAATTATGGCTTGGCCGATACCGCGTTTCAGCAGGTACGCGGCTGCACGTTCACTGGACGGGCTTGGGTTTGGCAAAGCTAACTTGCGCTCATGATTTCTGGGCGCAAAAAAAGACGGCATACCTGCCGCCTTTCCATGAAGCCGCTCCATAGCTGTCGTGAACGGCAGATTCTTAACCTTGATAAGATAGTCCAGCGCCGAGCAGCCGCCAAAGCCCTGGGAGAACCAGTACCACTTGCCGTTGCTGATACGCAGGGAATCGTGCTCTTTGGTGCAGAACACCCCCGGCGAGACCCGGCGCAGGTTGTCCGGCTCGTAACGCTGTAGATAGTCCAGCAGGCCGATTCCCCGGACATCCATAATCGCATCTTTGCCGTAGTACATCATGCCGGGATGGCGGCGGGGGCGGGCTGGATGAAGCCAGCCGCCAGCCATTGGTCGAAGTCCTTGCGGGATACCGGGACAGGCTCCTGTTCAGGCAAGTCGATAAAGCTGTACAGGATGGACTCCGCGTCGCTGCCCACAACGGCAAGCTCCCACCCGCCTTGCAGGGTGTAGCGCTTCTCTGGGACAGGCTGGAGTAATGCGGGCTTTGGAACGGCTGGGGCACGCTCTGCCTCGGCCGGCGCGGCCTGCATCCTCCGCACGGCTTTGGCAATCACGGACAGGCACATGGCGGCGGTTTCTGTCACGGCGCTGCCCAGAATCGTCAGGGTAGACGGAGTGTTGAAGTCCAGCAAGCCGTAAAAGTCCTCGTCTATGAAATGTGGCGAGGGGTCAAGCCCGCACCTTGACAGAAGCATATAGCCCACGCTGTTCTCTATCATGGTGCGGTAGGCGGCAAGCAGGTTATCGCTGTCCAGCTCTTCCAGCAGACTGCCGGGGCTATGGGCGGCCAGGTCATCTAAGCGGTCGTCCAGGGTGCAGGCGACCGTCTTTCTGGCAGCGGCAAGCAGGGTTTCGGCAAAGCCAGAGGCGTCCTCCAGCTTGCCGAGGTAAGATTCCAGAGCCTTACCTATCCCCTTTTGATTTTCCGGCCGGACGTGCCAGAGCGGGACCGGTCTGGACTCATCCGTTTCCCTGGTGTCGGCTATGTCGTAATAGTATACCAGCTTCTTCCCCCGGCCCTCCGGCACAGGGACGCCGTGGCAGCCCTTCTTGACAGGACGCCCGTACACGGCCTCCCAGTCGCTGGATTTCATCAGGGCGGCAGCGTCCGGGCGCTGGGCATAGGCCAGCACCTGGGCCGGGAAGGGCAGCTTAAAGCTCCGGCTGGCAAAGGCCAGAAACTTCCGCCACTCCTGCACATCCAGCAGTTTTTTCATGGTCTGGCGGCTGAGGGCGCGGAGGGAGTCATAGGTCGCGGGCATAGCAGGGCCTCCTTTCTACATAATCTCGGATTTATACGCGGTGTAGCTGTACCCATCTTCCGGCACTTCCTCCACCCACAGCTTACAGGCGGCATCCCCGCCGAACCGCTCCCAGGCAAGCTCTTCCGCTGGCTCGGGGCCGTCTGCCATGACTACCCCGCACCTGCGGCCGATAGCGGCCCCTGTGCGCCGGGCGCAGACAGTCATGCAGAAGAAATAGGGTTTCCTGGCAGGCTCTTTCCCACCCAGCGCTTCATGGGCCCGGATAAGCAAGTCTCGTTTGGCGGCGGCAAGGCTGTCGAAGTAGTGGCCCCAGTAGTAATTGTCTCCCTCCCTGCACTCCCAGGTGGCAAACTGCTTCCCGTTGGCCTGCTCGCCCAACACGAACTCTACCTGGCCTATATGAATCGTGTCTGTAACCGTGTAGCCCGCGTTTACTCTCATGCAATGGCCTCCTTCTGCTCAATCTCTTCACGTTCCGGGCAGCGGCCCCCAGCCTCCGGCAGCTCATGGTATCGCCGGTGGCTGTATAGGTCGAATTTCCTGGTGAGCCTCGGCTGCTCTCCCCGGGCGAACAGCCACGCGCTGTCCAGGGGCATAGACAGCATTGTGCCGGTGCTGCGGTTGGCCTTGAGGCCCATGTACCGGGCGGTCTCCACGTCCTGCCCGCCCAGGTACAGGCAATGGTCGCAGTTGTTGATGATGGTCATAGCCGCCGCGTGGCCGTACATACTCTCCAGCTGGGAAATGCTCTGCAAAATCACGCTGGCGGAGATATCTCGGGAACGGACAACGGACAGTATCTTGTCAAAGTCCGGGATGCGGGCGTTGGCAGCAAAGTCATCCAGGATGAAGCGTACCGGGACGTTCAGACGGTGGGCGGGATTGTGGTCCGCTTCATCGCAGAGGACGTGCAGGGCCTGGGTGTAAAACAGGTTTGCCAGCCGGTCCATGGAGCGGTCGGTATCGCTGACGCCGAGAAACACGGCGGTCTTTTCCCGGCCCAGCCGGGCAAGGCCGATTTTGTCCGGGTTGTGGAACATGGCCCTGGCCCCCGCATAGTCCAGCGGGGCCAGCTTTTCCGCCAGGAACATGAGCACGCAGGCGTTGGTACGGTCGGCCTTTTCGCCGTCCCGGCAAATAGAGTAGCGGCGCGCGGCGAAGGAGTCCGGGTCCAGGACGGCAAGCTCGTCCATCAGCTTCGAGAGCCTGCCCGTGCCAATCTCCCGGGAGAGGCGTACCACGGAGTCCATGGTGTGCTCCTCTTCCGGCAGGCTCTCCAGCACATAGCCAATGATGCTCTCCAGGTAAATCCGGGCGGAAAACTCCCAGAACGGGTCCCGGGGCGTCTCGATGGGGATAAGGGCGGCGGAGACAGCCATAATGTCCTGTTCGTTGTGGCGGTTGGTCTTGGGGTCCAGACGGATGTAGTCCAGGGGGTTGTAGCCGCTGGACGGGCCTCCGCAAAGGTCAAGGGAGAGCACCTTATAGCCATTTTGACGAAGTACGGCCTCGGTCTCGGCCCGCAGGCTGTTCTTGGTGTCAGCCACGATAAAGCTCTCGCTGCATTGCAGGATGTTGGGCAGCACGTACCCCCGGGTCTTGCCCGCTCCGCTGGGGCCGACAATCAGGTCGTTGTTGTTCAGCCCCGTGGCGTGGGAGTTATTGTCTGCGAGGCAGTCTTGGGACAGGATTCTATAGCTCATGGTTTCCACCTCACATTTCTTCCACGATGTAGTCAGCCAGGCCGAAGCCGACAGCCTCCTGGGCGTTGAAATAGGTATCTTTTGCGGTACAGGCGAAAATCTCATCCAGAGGGCGCCCGGTGTGCTTCGCCAGAATCCCGGCTGTGATTTGCCGGGTCTCCATCAGGTTCCTGCTCAAGCTGTCGATGGTTAGGGCGCTGCCATTTATACCTGTAGTCAGCGGGTCGTGAATCATGATTTTCCCGTGGGGTAAAATCCCCCGCTCTGTGCCGCTGGCAAACAGGATAGCGGCCATGCTGGCGGCAGTACCCACGCAGACGGTGCGGACGGGGCACTTGACAGCCCGCATCACGTCATAGAGCGCCAGCCCGCTGGCAACCTCGCCGCCCGGGCTGTTGATATAGACCGTGATGGGGGCCGCAGAGTCGGACTTCTGTAAGTATCTCAGCTGCAAAATGATGGAATAGGCCGACTCCTGGGTGATTTCGCCGACAAGTTCGATTTCCCGCTCTTTGAACAGTTCATCCTGCAAGCTGTGGGCTGTGGCGCCCTCGCTGGTTTCGGTCAGAATATTGGGCATGGTGTAAAATGGATTCATAGCAAAAACCTCCTTATATCATGGTGAATGGCAGGACCAGCAGGTAGTGGCGGATGCAGGCGGCCGCAGCGGCTTCCAGTTCCCCGGCCAGGTGCAGCGCCTCGCCGGTTTGGATTTTCCCCTCGTCCTCCGGCACATAATGAACGGCAATATTTTCATGGATGAAGCGGGAGAAATCCATAGGCTTGCCGCCGGTCATCCCATCCACGGCCAGGGCCATGGCCTGGGTGCGCAGGGCGAGTATGCGCCTCTTGAGATGGCTGTCGGGTGCTTTCAGGCGCTCGGACAGGGGGAGGCGCTGGTTACTGGCTGGGGCAGACACAGGCCGGCAGTCGGCAAAGGCGCGGCCCAGCAGCGCGATGGCGTCCACGAACATACCCGAGCTGCTGCCGCCAGGGAACGGGGCCTCACACAGCTCCTGTATGGCCCGGGACATTTGCCGGTAGGTGATGACTGCCCCATCGTCTGGGTCCAGGCTGAGAATCCGCTGCATCTGCTCCCACTGTTTCCCCTCCGGGAAGAAGCCGTAGGCCGGGGCGCTGCCCCAGCTTTGGAGGATTTTAGGCAGTACGGTAGGGTCACTGCAACCCGTTTCCTCCAGGGTCTGTAGGCGGGTATCAAGGGATATGCGGCTCATGGCAGGTCACTCCTTTCAGGTGAAATTACGGCATGGCGGCTCCTGGCATCGGGACGATGCGGCTTTGGACAAAGGGGAGGATGATAACACCAGAGCCATGATATGCGGATTGGCTGTCGCATTGTCGCACCGTCGCAGCCTGTCAAAAAAACTTTTTCCCAATACTATACACTACCTATTTTTCCTTACTTTTAAAAGTTTTCAAAAATAGGTGAGACAGTGCGACAAACTTTCAGCTTTCCTTTCCTGGCAATATGTTTCCATGTCCCACAACCTGTCGCACCATGGTCGCACGGTTGTCGTCCCTGCGACTGTCCTGCCCTGGGCAAATAAAACAGGAGGCAGGTCCAGTTGACCTGCCTCCCATCACTTTTCTGCTGTGCTTGTTACTCGTCCAGCATCTTCCGGTACTTTGGCCGGTCACTGGCTGGGACATTAAGCAAATCCATTGCCTTGTCCGCTGGAATATCAAGGTTCTCCATTAGAGCCTTGAGGTTGGCAAACAGTTTGCTTTCTTCCCCTTCCTGCCGGCCTTCCCACTTCATATCCTGCAATTTCATAGCCAGCGTCATATAAGTCCCCTCCATTTCTTCATCGGTTTTCACAGCCTCCACCGCCTGCTCTATCTGGGCCACATAGCCCGAGCGAACGTCCAGCGGCCTGCCTCTGTAGCCCGCGTCAATGTAGCGTAGGAAGTCCAGCACCTCAGCGCTGCTGTTGCCCTCTGTGAAGCTGGCGTTGAGGATGTAGGCATGGGAGCCGTCGTCGTAGGCAATATCCTCCGCGCCTTCTATCACGGACCTGCGCCTGTATACCGCCAGTCCGCGCTTGTAGTAATCGTCCGTGCAGATAAAGATAACAAAGCTCTGACGCAGCTCCCGGTAGCTTTCCGCTGATTTCAGGGTCCTGCGGTCAATGCTGCTCTGGTAATAGCGGATGCGCTTTTCCAGGCCATAGCTGGCCCCGGTCTGCATCTCCACGTCATACTGGGTGCGGCTCTCGTCCTCCAGGCACACGTCCAGACGCACGCCGTGAAGGGCCGCGCCGTCTGTCAGCTCTTTCTGCTTGTCTATCGCCGTGATGCTGCCAATCTTCTTGCCCAGCAGGGCCTCTAAAAAGGGCTTTGCGTTCTCCGGGCGGCGCATGACTTCCCCGAACATAAAGTCGTCCGCCAGCGTCAGCTCATGGAACGGCTTGATTGCCATGGGTATCACCTTCTTTACTATTAGTATATTCTTTTTTTCAGGGATTTGCAAGGGCTTTGGCTGTATCAGGCTGCATTTTCCTCCAGGTCGCCGGGCTCAACACGCCAAAGCTCGTCCGTCAGGTCCTTTAGTGTGC